GTTGTGCAATGTAACCTAATTGATCTATTTCAATAGATTGTGCTGGATCGTCTGAATCCATTTCACATCTAAATCTAAATCCTCTACCAATAAATGTTCCATTTACAAAAGTACTGAATTTAGTAAATCCTGCTCCGATATTACAGTTACTACTGGATATTGTTGCACTGGATGATGCTGTGACGGTAAATGTACTGTCAGTTGGCACTGATTGAACCTCAAAATACCCATCAGTTGCACCACCACTTGTAAAATCAATATCGACAAACGTACCAACAGCAAACCCGTGGCTAGTCTTTGTTACTGTTATTGTCGTTCCAGATTGTGTATAAGTAGCACTATCAGATGTAGCTGGATCACTGTCAGTTGTTGCTACTAATAGTTTTGCGTTAACATCAAAAGCAGTAGCACCGTCAAAGTCTGTCCAAGTATCTATATTTGCAGTTCTTTTATCTACTAAATCATTAGGATAAAAACCTTGACTTACAAGGTGTCTAGTTAGTCTTAGTGGTTGTTTACCACCTAAATCTAACTTGGAAGCAAAATCATAATGACCACCTGTAATATCAACAGCACCTAAAAAATCAAAGTCAGCAATAGCATCAAAATCAGTAACTCCATCTAATAGTTCAAGAGATCCAAGAACAAGTCCACTAACATCATCAGAGAAAAAACAATCTACTTTTTCGCCAGCAAAAGGTGGAGAATCGGTATCTTCTCTATCTGTAAATACTGTTAATTTAGGAAATGGATCTGGAGTATTAACTATAACTGAAGTTTCTCCAGGACTTAACCTGCCACCATCATCTCTAAATTTAAGAATATACTCTCCATTAACTGCTGGTACTAATGTTTCAGATACGTTTCCTGGCAATGCAGGGATGGCATCAGTGGAGTTTGTAAATGTAGCCGTTCCATCGCTAATATTACTATGTCTAACAACTACGTTTCCACCATGCGTAACATCAATATCTGTAGCTTTATCAAAACGTAATCTTATAAACTGATCTGATACTGGTTCAACAACTAGATTAGAAACATTTTGTGGTAAAGCAGTTTTTCCTACGGCCTCGAATGTAATATTTGTTGAACTAGCTGAAATTATATTTTGAACATTATATGAAAAAACTTGAATCGTATAAGTTCCTTTTCTACTGTTTACTATTTCAAAATCAGGTCTCGCTACTCTTTCACTTATAAAGTTGTCATTACCAAATTTATAGTTAACTTGATATTCAGTGACACCAACTATCGGTTGCCAGCTAATAATGATCTTCGATACAGCTTGATTATTGATAGGAAATATTCTTTCAACAGCAGTAACATTAGAAGGAGGTTCTGCTGGTTCGTTTAACTTAGAAACAACCCTAGCTGGTAATGCTTCTCCATCTTCAATAAATGCGTACTTTCCTTCTACATAAGATAAAGCTGTAATTGCATAATTTATTCCATCTTGCTCTTCTACTGTTATTACCCTAAATAATTGAGATTGAGTAGTGACATTAGATATAAGAAAGGGTGTATTCGCATTTGGAACAGCAGTAAAAGTAGATTGAGTCGTCTGAGTTCCATCTGGATTATTTTTTACAACACTATTAACAGTAATAGCTGCTCCTGATACATCAGAAATATCTCCCACTTCCATCGTTCCATCAGGCATAATAATAGATATTTTTGCATCTCCAGTTGGATTACCATCTGCATCTACAGCAAGATCAGTTGCAGCAGTGTCATCAACAGTAACAACAGTTGTAGAAGCAGCACTTTTTAATCTTCCACCTCTTCTTACTCCTGCTCTTACTGGATCTTGTATTTCAATAATTGCACCTGGTCTTACCACCGCACCAGAGTCTATTGATGTTGAAAAAGCTACAACTTCAGATTCATTATTTTCAGCAAATACAATAGCTTTTGCTAATCTTTTCGCTTGATTACGACTTGTACAACCAAATGCTTTTACTTTTTTAACAACTGTACCTATCTTTGCTATTAAATTTGTATCTTCATGCACTTCAAAATCAACTTCTTGACTATCCATGTTGAAATAAGAGACAGATACAACACTATGCCTTGTTTTTAAACTACTGCCAGAATAATTAAAACCTTCTTCACTAACATTAGATAAGTTAAATAAATAACTAGGATCTCTAGGTTTATCTTGAGTAATTGTTATTGAACCAGCAGACCATATTGGCATACATCTCATAACACCAGCTAATTCATTTATTAACTCAAATGCTTCTTTAGATGTTTGAATATTTACATTGCAGCTAAATCTAGGTTCAAGTGCTCCAGCACCATCATCAACAAGAGCACTTGCAAATTTACTTGCGTTTACAAAACTAAAAAGATCAAGTGAAGCGTCTGTTATATGATCTCCAAATCCATATCTACTTGTAGTCAAAAGATCAAGCAGAATCATTGCAGGATCAGAACACCAAGTAGCTGCTCCCATTACTCCATTGAATATATAACCATCTGGATAATGAATGAAACCAAAACTACTTACAGTTCCAAGTCCTAAAGAGTCTGCAACTGCTTGGCTTGTAACGACAGTTGGAGTACCAGAACTATTAGCACCTGCTCCTGGAACTCTTACTTTTATTCCTCTAATTCTAAATTTTCTATCTGGAATCGAACTAAACTGCATCGAATCCAAACGTAAGGCAACGTAAGCACTGTTGTTATAAGTGCGAGATTCTTCAATAATTTCTCCAAAACTTGTCCACTGAAAACTATCTTGTAAATTAGTATCACTAGCATCAGCAGTAACTCTACTTACTCTAATATCAACTGGAAATGAACCTGTTAATTGTATTCCATAATCTCTTTGATAAGCGTCACCACTTCGACCTGATACTTTTCCACCATTATCAGGTGTAATTACATCTGTAAAACCTCCAGAATTATATTGAACAGCTATCTTAAACTGAACTTCTGATCCTAATAAATCTCCATCATCAGTTGCTCTTTGTAATTGAGGAAAAGTAATTGATACTCTTACTTTGCCAACATTTGTATTCGTTATCTGTCTGGTAACAGAACCAGCGATAGCTCCCGAATCCGTGCCATCTGCATTTGTTACAGTTACACCAACACTTTTTGTAGATACACTACTATCTATGTTTGGTATGGCAGTTTGACTATCCGTACCAAATCTAGGATTAAAGGTTACATTTTGAAAGTTTCTATCTACATCTTGTATGTCAGTAGAATCTGCCGAAGCCCTGATAACAGGAGTATCGTTTAAAAATACATCTTTTAATGCAGCATTATTATATGCAGTTGTACCTTTTGTTCTGCCTTCTTTTGAAGCAGTAGCAAAACCTTCTATTTCTCCTTCTGATATTAAATCTAAAAAAGTTGCGTACTGTCTACTATGAAGAGTATCAGGTTCTCTAGTAGGTTTTGGAGGTGGTGGACTTCCACCTTTAGAACCTCTAATAATACGTTTAATATCTGTCATGCTTGTACCTGTTCAGTATCTACAGAAGCACTGATTACAACCGATCCAGTAAATATTTCTCCATAAACTATAGGAACAGGAGTACCAGCCCTGCTTGTCTGTTGAATCCCATTAAAACTAAATGACAATCTAGGATCTTCTTCTGACTCAAACCCTTCAAATTTAGGCAAAGGAAATAATAAATCTGATACACCTTGTAAAGCTAAAGAAGCACCTACATAAACTAAACTTTTTGCTAAAAATCCTGCATTTGCAAAGCCAAAACCTTTTGCTCCAAGCGATAATCCTTTCATTCCTAATGATTGAGGAACAAAAAATGCTAGACCAATCAAAGCAGCACCTAATAATATTTTTCCAATACCTCGACCAGCACCAGCTATAACAGGAATAAAATGTATGTCCTCTTGGCCAATAGGGTGACATAGTTCTGACTCATCTACTGCATAATCACCAACTTTTACTTGATAATGTTTAGGACTCATATATTTTTCAATACCTTCAAAGTTATTAACTAAAAAACTTACAGCATGAGATAAACTATCTGCTTTTACTTCAAATTCTTTATGCCCTACAAATTTTGCAAGCTCTCCATATAATTTTATTTTACGAAGCATAACGATACCTCTTTCCTGTACATTTTAACAACCATGGAGAATATGGCTCTCTACAAGATAGTCTATCGGTTAAATGATGTAAAACCTCATCTCCAAGAAAA